ATAAATATGTATCACTCCATAGAAAAGGTACTGATGGATTGATTGAAGTTCGTCTATTTGCTTCTAGCAATAACTATAAAGAATTAATTTCACGTAGTCAAGAAGCTATTGGGCTTTTATATGCAAGTTATGAAAAATGGTATAATTCTAAAAAAGAAAGTTATTATAAGAAGAATACAACAAGAAAGAAAGGTGCAAATAAATATACATCTCCTAAAAGTAAAACACCAAGGCCTGGTATGCCCCATAAAGGTACTACTAAAGCTTGGAAAACCCTGAGAATGAAAAAAAAGAGAAATAGGACAAAACGTATAGCTGATATGCCTAGTGAAAATAATAATAATAATAGATAGAATGAATCATATTTCATATGCAGGGCAAAAGCTAAAAATTATTAGATATTCCGATAAGTTATATCGTTCTGATGATAAAAAACAAATAAATAATATTGGTATATATCCTGGTGCAACCTATAAATTTTTTGCATTAAATCCTAAAAATACAGAATCATATATTACTCCTGAAACTCCTATAATTAGTAAATGGCAAGTTAAAAAAGGATATACTCTTAATTTAATAAACATCCTTGATTATGAAACACGTATTAATTTAGCTAAAATTATAGGTTCAAATGCATTAGATATAGCATTCCCTATTAGAACACGCTATTCAGTTGAGCAGCCTGAATATAATTCTAATTCAAAACAATCATTAAATAGTGCTTTTCATATTATTAAAGATAATAATAATATGAATATTAATATTACTAATAATGATCCAGTATATGTAGGAAGATTTTCAAATACAAATGATAATACAAACTATAATCCAGATTATGAAATTATGAATTCTATTTGCGATAAAGGATTAGCAGATGGTTATTATATGGATCCTAAAGGTAAATTCTTCCATTCAGAAATTGCATTATGTAGATCTGGGCTAAATAAATTAGAATTAATCCCTACAAATAATTATACAAAAACTATTAAACATCTTTCTAAAACTTTACCTGCTGCGCCAAAAAAACCTTCTAAATCAAGGCTTGGTTATACATTAGGTGGTAAACATAAATCTAGAGGAATAAGAAGAACAAGAAGAGTAAAAAGGGCAAGAAAACTAAGAAGATAATTCATTAAACTGTTTAGGATAAATTATAGAAATCCCTTCAATCCCATTTACAACTGTAAAGATATGATAATATAAGGTTGAAACTCCTATTCCATTTTTAGTTACTGGGAAACGATAATATGGATCTGCAAAATAATCATCATAATATACCTTATTTTTATATGCGTCTTCTACAATATATATTTGTGGAATACGACTATAGTCAGGATCAGAATATTCTACAGCCATTCTCCTAAATACTGGATACTTCTCTGATACTTCACCCCACGATTCTATAATCTTTGTAGCCTTATTAAATGTAAACTTTGTAGTCCTATTATAATACATTTTCATATGACAATTATAATAAATTATATCATTCTCCTCTTTAATTTTCTCTATTGTAAACTCTACATCACCCTCTTGTTCACCTCCATATATGAGATTCTCTGGAATTGTACCTGATAGTATTGTTAACTCTGACATTTTACTTGGATTTTATAGGATGTTTGTACAGTAAATAGATGTGCGTCAAAAAATCAATTTTTAATGTGCGTTTAAATCTAAAAAATATTCTCCGATCCCTTTGTAGAGAGGAAATCTCTCTAAAGTCTCGTGATAGCTCAGTAGTAGAGCAGCTGATTGTAGGAATTATACTTATCCTAAGTAAAACTCAGCGGGTCGGGTGTTCGATTCACTCTCATGAGATTATTATATTATTAGAATGTAATACATATTAATAATATAAATATTTATACACTTAAAAATTGATTTAAAGTTATATTAGTATATATTAATAAAAATGCCAAAATATGAAGGTGATGAGGATGATGATGCACCGCCTGGCTGGATTGGAGAAGATTTTGCAATAGTTGAACAATTTGAAACATATAAACAAACAAGGGCTTATAAATATGGTAAAAGAAAAGCTCCTTGTAGTTGTAGATATTTTAAAGGTGTTATCCCTCCTTCACATATCTGCTATAAGCCTGTATCAAAATATAGGCAGTTAGTACGATGGGTAAAACAAATTGTATTTCCTAATAGATTTATTGTTTCCAGCAGATATTAATAGATTATTCTTTAAAATCGATTTTAAAAATTATGGGTAGTGCGTTTAAATTACCATTTTTAGTTCTACGGATATAGTGGAGGGGAACTCAGTACTTGAAAAAGAGTATGAGGGATACTCCGTGGGTCTATAGTAAAGAGGATTTTTACATGTGACTGTTATGTATTACATTATATACTGGAATCACAAAGTCCAGGATCGATACCTGGTAGACCCGCAATATATATTTTTTAATCATTTTTAAATGCTTTAAAGATATCATTCAAATAATTTTGTAATCTTTTCCTTATCAGGGCTATCATAATTATATTCATACTCTTTTATCCACTCTCTAATCCCATAGTTATTTTCTTTATTAATACGAATACTAAAAGATGTATTATTTGATGTTTTATCAGGGTCACTAATATATCCTTTATCATATAATACCTGTTCAGGGACAATCCAAAATATATTATCTATACTTGAGTGAAACCAATAATAATCATTTTCGCCATAACGATATGTTCTAAATTTTCTTATACCATTTTCATTTTTACCATTATTTGATGCTAAAGCCAATATTAAACCGTGTTTTATATTATTAAACCCACATACTTTTTCTTGAACTTTCTTCCCATTTACCATAAAATCTGTTGGAGTATTTTGTATATCCATTCTTTTAAATTGTAAGAAATTAATTGCTTTTTCTCTTTTTTTTACATATTCTTGCTCTTGTTGCTGTAGATTGCTAATAGGCAACATGCATTCTTCTAATGATTTTCGAATACATTTATCTTTATATTTATCAATATATTGATTCAATATTAAATTATTACCACAACTATAATCATTATATTTAGAATATTCTGAAATATTTAAATTAGGTGCTTTTAATGATAAATCACTATATGGTATTATCCATATCTTTTCTTCAGTAGTGCATATACATATAATAAGCATACCTGTATAATCTTTCTTTATTCCTCTAAATGAGTACATTTTATGACATATCCCTTTAGTTGATTTTACTTGAACTGGTATCCATTCATCCCCTTCTTTACCTTTTTCTTTTATTGCAAGATCAGCTCTACAACCTTCATTTGTTCTGCGAATATCATAATAAGGAGATAAATATTTAATTATTAATTCTATACTATTCAATTCAGTTGTATTATTTATTACTGCACTATTATTTCTTAGTATACTGTAAGTATTTTTCTTGACGCATTCTTTACATCTTTTACCTGTACCACGAGATTTAAAATTAGTAAATACTGCAGATGAATTATGACCACATACGCCTATAAAATCTACCCTTACATATAAGTGCGATTTATTCATTACCGTTTCTCTTCTACTCTCAAAATCTTCAAATGATGTTAGAAGTGTACATTCATTCTCTTCAACTATCTTCTTGACTATATTATAGTTTTCCATTTACACTACTTATTATTGTACTTTGAATAAAAATCAAATTTTCACATATTCAAACAAAAATGATACACATATTTATTTGAATACCTTGTATTTAGCACGTGGTAATCTATTTCTATAATTTTTATCTGGATCTGGCGGTTTTCTTTTTTTAAGTAACTCTCAGGCGGAATAATACACATTCCTAAGACCATACTCCTTCATACACTTCTCCAAATGACACTTGCACGAATGGCACGGCTCTGAATTAACAATCTCCCTCAAACCCCTTGAAATACGCAGCACAATCAGAATTGCACCCTGCAACTGCCTAACATCCCCAATCTTCTTAAGTACTGCACGCTCTGCATGAATTGTCCTCTCTGCATATCCACAACCACGAGACCTCGAACCTACCGAATTAGATGCAACTGCCAAAATCTTATTCCTCTTCATTACTACTGCAATATGCGCACTCGTCTTGTGCTTCAACATAACCTGGTCAATCGAAATCGACCCCTTCGTCATCTCATAAACCTCCTCCTTAGTAATAGCCATTATATGCGATGTTGACTTGGAAAATACTATCTTGCTATAACTGATAAATATACAGTAACTTACCTTCAATATAATATTTCTTTTTTTCAAATTTTTTATTGCGTATTTTTATACTATAAAGTATATTAATCCTTACTTATAATAATAATCTGATTTTTAGGCTCATTATCATCTTGAACTCTTGATGTTCCATCAGATACCATTATAACGCCTTTTTTATTTTGATGTTCTGTTTCTAATGCATAAATATGATCACCAATCATTGATTTTCTTCTAATAGATCTACCTCGTTGATGTTTATTCATATTTAGACGATTTTCAAATGCATTCCCACCAAATTTATCCATATGCGGCGCTACAGCACCTTCTCCTAAATTCTCAGGCGCAGATTGTGTTAACTTCTTCTTTTCTAACTCAATTTCTTCTTGAATTTTTCTCTTACGTTCTTCTGCTAATTCCTTTAATGCTTTCTCTTGATCAATCGCCTTCTGACGCTCAACACGCAGCTCCTCCTCTAGCTTCTCTTTTTCTATCTCTAATTCTGCATTTAATTTTGCACGCCTCTCTTCCATTAACTTAGCTTTTATCATTTCTTCTTCGCTCTCATACTTACGACGTTCTTCTAATTCTCCTTCTAAGCGTTTCTTTCTTTCTTCTATAGCTGCTTCAAGTCTCTCATTTACTTGCCTTGTAATACGTTCTTCTATTTCTGGTGTTACCAACTCTTTCAGAGTTTCCTTCTTTCTTCTTAACATTAAAGCCGCCTCTGATGCTAATTTCTTTAAACGCACTTCTGAACTTTGATATACAGCTGTGTGCTCAATTGAACCACAAATATCGGGTTTCTTAATATCTTTAATTGATCCAAATTTCTTTTCAAATTCTTTAATTACAGCTTTTGGTATCGGAGGAGATTGTTCAATTAAACGATCCAATTCTGCACGACAAATCTTTAAAAAATCCATTGAATCCATACGATCATCTGGCTTTAATGCTAATTCTACCGCTATTAGACGCTGAAATTTACCCCACGCTATAGATGCTACACGATTACCTTCCTCTAACTGCGACCACTTGAGTAAGTTATTTAATGTTGTTAACATACCCGCTAACAATGACACGCCACCAATTGCAAAACTTGCATACTTTAAAGCTTCTTCATTATTCTCAAATAATGATTGTACACCAATATTGGCAAAACCAGCTATAGATGATATCACAATTACAGATGAATTAATTAAGAGAGCTTTTGTTTTAAAAATCTTTTCTGCACGATCGTGCATATAACGATAACAAGAACTAATATCTGACCAACTTGCAAGAAGCTTTTCCTGTTCTGCAGACCATCCATTTTGAAACTTTTTTGCTATCGCACCTCTATCAGCACTAGGTGATGATGAACGAGAATTTTGCCCTGATGACTTTATTAATCCACCCTCCATATCTGTACCATTTATCACTGTTACTCCCTCTTCTTTTGTCGACATCCTAATTAGTTTTGATTTTTTTTGCTACGATTCTTACGCACCTTATTTTCACTACCATCTGATTTTTCTGTCGTATTAGCTTTTTCTTTTGCATTTGCAATATATTTCTTTTTATTCTCCAATCCATCCTTATATAGTCGTTCTACCTCTTTTTCTAACATACCTTCAATGTCTGTACCTTTTGGAACTGATACAAATTTTGCAACCTTTAATGTTGTCTTAATAATATATGGTCCATATTGACCTGTTCTTACCTCATACTCCTTAAATTTTTTTAATACATTCTTTGACCCTGACCCGCCCTCCTTTTTAGCCTTAAAACGCTCAATAGTTTTCTCTAGTGTCTCTCCTGCCTGATATGGAATTGATAGATTATCACATTGTAAATAATCTCCAAACTTACCTGATTTCTTAATAATTTCTTTATCAACACCATCATCAGTCCATTCACCAATTACTTCTCCACCACGTCTTTTCTCTTCTTCTTCCTTAAACTTGAGCGCTTTCTCTTCTGTCATATCCTGAAAATCTACTCCCTTTGGCCAGCCAATAAATTTTGTATCTTCTTTATTTTCACTTTCAATAAGTAGTAAAGGCCCTTTCTTTGAAATTACCGCTTTTAATCCATTTGAGAATTCTTTAATTCTCGCTGATTCGCCTCCCTTTGATTTTAATTGCTGTTTTGATAATAGATCTTCATAACGATCTTTATATGATTCCCACATATCTTTTAATGCATTTTTCCACACTTCTTTTCCTTCTGCAATTTTATCTAAACGCTTCTCCATTTGCGATGTAAACCCATAATTAAATAGATCATCAAAATGCTCCAACATAAATCTTAGAACTGAACGACCTAGATCAGTTGGCATTAATTTATTCTTTTCAGCACCTTGTTTTTTTTTTAACTCTTTTACTTTAGCTGGCCATTGATTTGGTTTTACTGTATATTCTTTGACTGTTACTTCTTTTGCGGGAATATCTTTTGTTTCTACATATTGTTTTTCCTGAATAACTGATAACAGTGATGCAAATGTCGATGGGCGACCAATACCGTGTTTTTCTAGTTCTCTTACAAGTGTTGCCTCTGTATATCTGCCTTGCGCTTTTGTCTCACGAGGTTCAGCTTTCATATCAGTCCACTCTAAACTATCTCCCACTTTTAGACTCTCAACTGTTTTCCATTCAGAGTCCTCATTAGAATTGTTTATAGATTCATTATCACTATCAACCGCATCATCAATCTTTGCAACTTTTCCTATAATTTTCCAGCCTTCAAATATGGTACGTTTCCACTGAGATAACCATATAAAGTCCTCATCTTCGTTAATTTGTGATTTTACTTTACAGAGTTCGCCCTTCGCTGCTGACATAACAGATTGCACTGCTCGCTGCCAAATTAAGGTATATACCTTTTTATCCTGTGATGTCCAGTCACCTATAATTTCCCTTGCATCCATATGTGTTGGACGAATTGCTTCGTGTGCTTCTTGCGCTTGAGGGGCATCTTGTTTATTCCCTGTTTTTTTCTTTTCTTCTGTTTTCTTCTGCCCAGTCCCTACAAATTCCTGACCATAGGTTTCTGTAACCCATTTTTTAGCTTCTTCTTGTGCTTCTTCTGAAATTACCGCTTTGTCTGTTCTCATATATGTGATGTGACCTGCTTCATATAATTTTTGTGCAATTCTCATTGTCTGCTTAGGATTAATCCCATATAACGCAGAAGCTTGTTGTTGGAGTGTACTTGTAATAAGTGGTTGCGGTGCATTTTCTTTCCAGTTAGTAATATCATTGGATATAATGGATCCACCTGGAGTTTGATGTACATTTTCCATATAATTCATAGCTGATTCCTCATCTTCCAATTCATCTTCCAACTTTGCTGGGAACTTAAAGGGGTTCTTTAAGCCCTTTATCTGCCAATTTAGAGAAAGATGCCAGCTTGATTGCGATTTAAATGATGTAATCTGATCTTCTCTCTCCACTACCAATCGCAGCGCAGGCGTCTGACAACGACCCGCTGATAAACTTGGGCCTACATATCTCCACAATAGAGGGCTCATTGTAAACCCAATCATCATATCTAACATCGCACGAGCCTGTTGAGCATTTACACGATCCATATCCAATGTTCGTGGTGAATTTACTGCCGCTTTTACAGCTTTTGCAGTAATCTCATGAAATACCGCACGCTTTGCTGTCTTAGGATTTAATTTTAATAGAATACATACTGAATATGCAATATTCTCACCTTCTCTATCATCGTCTGCAGCTAAATATACTTCAGAAGCCGAGGAGGCTGCTTCTTTTAGTTGCTTAATTGCTTTTGCTTTTTCTTTAATAAATTCATACTTTGGCTCAAAATTATTATTTAAACCAATCGCATCCAATGATTGCTCTAATGCACGAATATGACCCATACTTGCTATAACTTTCCATCCCACTCCTAAAAAGCCTTGGATTTTCTGACACTTTGCTGGTGATTCTACAATTACTAAGTTTGTCATTCTATTGTTACAATATTATTATTGATAATTTATTGTTTCAATTTTTATGTTGTAACTTTATTATATTTATTTTCTTTATATATAATATAAAATGACTTTTGAAAAAATGTTATTTGAGCTTATCTTAATGTGCGTATTAAATGTTGGTGCAGTCTATATGGCTGCATTTAACTACCGTCTATCCTGGGAAGGTGTAGTTGGTGTTATGACATTAGCCTCCATAGCTACGGCAATGCTAACTGATAAACTATCAAGTACTACTATACTCTTTATGGGTGGCCGCAAATCAGTATCAGAAGCAATTGGCTCACTATTACTTGCTGGCGGATGCAGTTTAGCTATCTTATTAATCCTCATTAAACGCTTCAACTTCCCTGAAGCACTTGGTATCTCCCTGTTAGCTGGCGGATTAACTAGTTTACTACGCTTCATTTTTAAAGAGCTATAAATATAATTATTAATCACTAATTAATTCATACATTATTATATAATATTTTATATACTACTATATAATATTACATAATTAAGAATATAAATCTTATAATACGTACATCTGAATAGAGGATGACATCCATTAATCAATCATCTGGACAAGGTGCTCTATTTGAACTCGTTGCTCGTGGAGTCAAAGATAACTATTTTGTTAAAGATTCTAAATCTAGTATTTTTCCTTTTGATAACTTTTATTATCCTTCATCATATCACCTAGCTGAACGTAAAACTATTGTCCCATTGAATCAGCCTAAATTTGGACAAACATTTGAGGTTGAAATTGAACCATTTGCAGATATTCTTACAGAAGTTGCACTTGAAATTGATTTACCTACCTGGTTACCTTCTATTACTGTTCAAGGGCAACAATTAAGTGCCCAAAGAGCAAATAGTCTTTATTGGATTACTACTCCTTCTGATGGGTTTAATAATAAATACTCCTATGGATATGTTAACTATATTGGATACTTATTGTTTGAAAAAATACAGTTATATCAAGATCAATTCCTAATTCAAGAGTGGAGTGGAGAAGGACTCCTAATTAAATCCGTTTCTGAAGGTTCATGGAATTCTTCATTCCTAAATCAGACTATTGGTGGACTCACAACTCCTGGTGGCCGAGGAATCGCTTATAATGCAACTCCTGGACATCTCCGTATTAAACTCCCACTCCCTGGAATGCAAACTCCTAAAGATGGCGGATTCCCATTAATTTCCGTCCAAAATCAGACTTTCCGTATTAAAGCCACTCTCAGAAAATTAGAAGATATCGTTATTACTGATGCACCAACGAACATTAAACCAACTCCTTGGAATGTACCCCAATTTACTCTCACAGATGACTTAGGAAATTCTGTTAACTTTTCTCCATTACCTTTTGATCAAATTGGACAACCTACTATATTATTATCAACTATTCAGCATTATGTAACTCCTACTGCACAGGCTGATATTAAAAATACAACAGTTTCAATACCCTTTAGAAAACAATTTGAAAATATATTCACTTTTGGAGAATTAGACTATAGGGCACTCGATAATAATTCATCATCCTTTGTTACTAGGCGATTAGATGGCAGACACCCTACTGAAAAATTATCATTCTTCTTTCGCAATCAAAATACAATTATTATTAACCGTTTAGATGATTTTATTAACTATAAACCATTATCATCTAATCCAGCTGAATTACCTAATATTATCTATAATTTCTATAATAATATGAAACTTGTTATTGCTGGGCGTGATAGAGAACATTTACTAGAGCCCTTCATTTGGAATCAAATTAATACTTATTCAAAGGATGAAAAAAATAATGCTTTAAATATTGGAGAAATGAAATGGTCATTAGGAGATCAATATGGTACAATTTATCCCCATGAAAGGCAGCCAGAAGGCACTGTTAATTTCACAACCGCTGATCGCCCTACTTTATACATAGAATTAGCTGATATTTTATCCAGCCCTCTTACATTAAGTAGACGTTCAGAAATGCGTGTATATACTGAAGGATGGGCTATATATGAAATTAAAGAAGGTCGAGGTAGATTATTATTTGCCAATTAATATATAAAAATAAATACAAAAATTAAATATAAATATATAATACGCAATGCAATCTCCATCTATACGGCAATTAAAAACAAGAAAAAAGCAATCGTATTGTATTGGCATTATAACAATGCCGCATCGTATGAAAACTAAATATGGACAAACTCATATTATGAAAACTTATATTGACTGGTTTGAAGAACGTGGTGTTCGTGTTATTGCCATACCATATGACACCACAGAATATGAGTTATATTTTAACAGTATCAATGGCCTATTAATACCTGGAGGTGAAACTAAATATGTCTTTAAAAATAAGACATTTGTTAAAACTTGTAGTAACTTTATACAATTATCTATCCAACAGAAATGCTACTTTCCTATTTGGGGAACTTGTTTTGGATTTCAACTTATTACACATATTATTGGAAAATTTAACTCCTTTAAAAAATCTCCTGCACAAGGACATTATCCCTTACATATTACTCCTTATGGATATAAATCGCGAATGCTTTCTCATTTTTCTAAATCATACTTAGAGTACCTAGAAAAAAAAGATTCAACATTACATAATAAAGACTATGGGATAACTCCTAGTGATTTTACGGAGAATAAATTATTAAACTCCTTTTTTAATATAATTGGTATTAGCACTGATGATAAAGGGCAGGAGTTTGTATCTGCAATTGAAGGAAAACATTATCCAATTTACGGAGTTCAATGGCATCCTGAACGCCAGGAGTCTGGCGGGCCATTTGCGGACTTTCTGATTTCGGAATTAAAACGGAATTCAAACTCCTGTAAAATACTCCCACGATCCATTCGATCCACTTTAACTCCTAAAAAATGCATACAATATCCTGAATTAACCAAATATAAATGCTATTTTTTCTAAGACTTTAACTCTGTTTAAATCCACCCTTTATCCATTGTGCGACTGCTAATGTATCAGAGTTTGCAAATAGGGGCTGAGGTTTACCATTTACTACTGCTAAAAATGCTGGAATTGATTTTACTCCACAATACCCTGGCGTATAATCATTTTCATCCACATCACAATCATACCATACAATTTTATCACTTAAACCAAGTAGCATTTCTTTATCAATTCTTTTACAAGGGCCACACCAAGTTGCACCGAATTTGATAATAACAATAGGATTATGCGGTTGTGGAGGATTCTTTGCTATCAGATCCTCGAATTGCTGCTGGGTTTGGAGGGGCATCATCTTTTGTTTTTGTGCTGACATTCTGTCGGAATCTGCGATAAGTTATTACTAATCCAGACACAATTATTGTTGCTAATGTTGCCATAAATACATATGGTAATACACCTGAATCTTCTATTAACCCACCACCAGTTTGCCTTTGATTTGTAGGATCTTCATTTACTCCTTGCCCATATGCACCTATTAATGATGTACTTGCACCCAATACTCCTTTAAGATCTTCTTCACCTTCTCTTATTACTCCTTCTATCCCTTTAGCTGTATTTACAGCTTTACCTGCTAAATTAATACCAGATTGTACTATACCTTCACCTTTTTCTATAATACCTGTTACTCCTTCAATAGCTGCAGCTATTGGTTGAGCACCTATTTCTACAGCAGTCTGTAATGGTCCAGCTACAGCTGCAACAGTGGATTTTATAGGTTGAATAGGATCTTTTAATAGTTGTACTATTGAAGAAATAATCGGTATTTTATCTAAAAAGCTTGATATCATAGATTGTTTAATTTCGGCTGGTTTAGGAAATCCAAAATATTCACTATTTTCCTCAATTACAGAATTAGTGTTAAAAAATAATTTTAAAATATTCATTAAATACCATATTATTGCAATTGGTGTAAAAATAAATGAAAATAACAATATTATACGAATAAACCCAGTCTTTTTATGCCCTGTTATAAAAGAATCTAGTCCAAATAATCCTCCAAATATTAGTCCTAATGCATATACAAAAAATGAAGTATGATTTTTATCTGGCTTATCTGCACCCAATACACCAGCACCTATTCCTGCTGGACCATATCCAGGCATTGATAAACCGAATAATTTAACAACATCCTTATTAAATGTTATTTGTAATATATCATAAATATACCATATGCCAAAAAATAATATATTGACTACTATTTTAGCTATAAATGATAGTGGTGAACGTAAATATAAATGATCTAATGCAAAATAACCCCCTATAATAGTTAGTGTCCATAAAACCCCATAGGATAAGTTTGTATGCCCTGGACCATATGAAGAGTCTGAATTTGGCTCAGATCCAGCTGATTTCCCATCATTGGATGTCTGTGTACCATTCCAATATTTATATTGAGTTCCATCGAATAGACCCATTACTGTTAATTACTTAGTAAACTTTATTAACAATATTATCACTAAATTTATAATCTTAATAATTATATTTTAGTAATTTATTTTTATTATTATAAGAAAGTATTATTAAATTGTAAATAATAATCCTCCAAATCCATTAATTACTCTAAAAACATTGTAATTTAGCCCGTAAATAACTATATGGCAATTTCCTCTTTGCTGATTTACGGGGATTGATGGTTGACTTAATATAGGATTCATATCAATCTTCCATACTATACTATCAATACGACTAGCATTCATTGTTCCTGTTGGTTGTGCATCTTCAGGTCTTAATGCAAAACTATATGTGTATATATAGGATTTTACCGGAGTTGTGGTGTGATGATCATAAGGCTGTTGTAATCTGAAATATTCTGCTCTACGTGCTTGGAAACGATCATAACCATCCAATTGTAATACTGCAGATGATATCAGGTCTGTACGTGTTTGCCCTACATTCAGATAATTCTGGATCTGTGGAGGAACCGCCTCGCCAATTGCTAAACTACTATAATTGAACCATTCATTGCGATTTATCATTGCATCTCTTTGCACAAGTATAATAAACTCCTTCAGAGGATGATTGAACTCAACAGGCACTGTTGCAGTCATTTGATTATGTGTAATGGAGTATGGTGGTGTAAATTGAACTTGTTCAATTAGATATTCGTGTGAAGTACTTACGAATTTTCTACGTTCATCAACATCTAAATATACATAATCACCCCATAACATCATATTCACAATTGATTGTGTACATGTTATATCAGCTGTACATAATGTATTATTTTCTTGGGGAATAAATACTAATGAATTTAGCGGAGATAATGTAATATTAATACGGATTGGATGATATTGTAGTGCTAGGAGAGGGAGATATAATCCAGGATTTCTGCAAAAATAGAATTGGAGCGGAATTAGGAGTCTTAGGCCTTCTGATGCTGGCCCTGGAATTAGGACTGGAGTTTGATATTGATCCAGACGACCGACCATTTCATTTAATGCCTCACGCTGTGAAGTTGGAGTTGTCAACTGAGTCCAGACTTCCATCCATTCTCCTGTTTGACGATCAATCTCCTGCTCACCGACTTCAAATGTAATCTCTTGTATTAATGCGTGACCAACTGCATTTGTATATGAAATTGGAGTTCCATTAGGAGTTCCATCACTTGTTATACGTGGAAGAGTAACATCTAAATAAACTTTACCGAGTAAATCACCACGTTTAGGTATTAAGCAAGTGATACGTTGTCCGAAATTGGGTGTGCCGTCAAAATACATGGGCTGACATTCGACTGCAAAGTTAGTATGTCTGCGAAACACCATTTTAAAAAAACTTATTTGGGGATTTCCTGTGAGGAAAACATCTTGTCTTCCAGTTGCTACTAATTGTAATAAACCACCTCCTGCTGGCATCCTGTTGAATGTTCCGGATATTTAGTATTTCATTTGTATTCGCATCCAATATTATACCATTTACTTTACAGTTGAATATTTATATTATTAAATAGACTATTTAGATATTTAATAATATATATTGAGTACAAAATAATAATACCTAATTCTCTTCAGAGTTTAGATGAGTTCTAGCGGTGCTATACCAACTAATACTGCACCATTGGTGCTAAGATTTGATCCTGATAATCCTCAATCAGTCAATAATACATTTGTTCTTGATAAATATGGTAACCCTGTAACATCTGGTAGTGTACAACTTATTGCATCCCAAGGGCAAATTGTTTATGGTAATGCTTTAAGTACATTAACAGTTAGTTCATTAACTGCTCCAAATCATGCAGCATCAACTATATCTATAACTTCATCACTTAATCTTACTAATTCTGCTGGTATTATATTTAATAATACTACTAATAGTAATGTATTAAGTACTAATAATAATAGATTATATTTTAATGGACAACCAATTGCATTAGGTACTTCTGGTGATAGTTTTTGGGAAGATGATGGTATTGCAACAGTTAATACAAATCTTGGACCAGTATCAACTACTCAAAACCTTATTGTTGCAAGTACTCTCACAGTTAATTCTGGTGGAGCTAATATTATAGGTAACACAATTATTACACCTGCTATACCTACTAATGTTGATGCATTTAAAGTTGAATTAGATGGTACTAATTTTCTAGTCTATAAAGATGGAACCACAAATACTGTTCTTAATAATGGAAGCGGATTTGGTAATAATTTAGTACTATCAACAGGGAATACAGTTATTCTCAATAATAATACAGTTATAAATGGATCTTTAAAATTAAATAATGGAAATAGTGGGTCACCTGGATTATATTTTAATGCCGATCAAGATACTGGTCTATATGGTATTAGTGATGGAGAAATGGGTATTTCTGCTAATGGACAACAAAGAATTAAAATCACTAATGGAGATATTAATTTAACACCTAATACTGGTGCGTGTGTTTCTACTATAGGTAATGCAACTATTACTGGTTTACTAACTCTAAATAATACATTATCAGTTACATCTGGTGGTGCTAATATTTCAGGGGGCGCTACTATTAATGGTCTATTAACTACAAATAATGCTATTACAGTTAATGGTGGCGCTACAATTAATGGCGGTGCTACTATTAATGGATTATTAACTGCTAATAATGGAGCATCAACTATAGGCAATCATTCTATCACAGGTAATCTTTATGCAAATGCACCTACATTTTATAACAATACACAAATTTTTAATTCTGGTACACTTAGTAGTACTACTTCATTATCTTTAAATACTGGAAGTGGCGGATATTCTATATATGCTACAACATCTACAGGCTCGCCTTCTGGTTCTGGATTAACACCGTCAACTCTACAAGTATATTCCTATTATGGACCTAATCCTAATGCTAGAAATATTGTAACAATATATCCTGGTGGAAGAATTGATATTTTAAGCACTCTTAATATTACATCAGGTGGTGCTAATATCACTGGCCCTACTCAAATTACAGGTACAGTAACAACAAATGCAATTCAAATGACTAATGGAACTATTTCAGGTGTTAATACTATTAATGGCGTAGCTTATCCTCCAGCTACAACACAAGGTAATATACCTGTTGGTGGTATTATTATGTGGAGTGGGTCAGCACTTGATTTACCACAAGGTTTTGCATTATGTGATGGAGGAACATATACTATTTCTGGAGGGCAAACTAAAGTAACACCTGATCTTCGTGGCAGATTTATTATGGGGGCTACATACGCTACTTCAGGTACCATACGATATAATAATACTACTGGACCTACTACATTACCAACTGATGATACTGGTGCTACAGTACCAGCATTGTATACAAATCAATCTGGTGGAGAAATTAATCATAAATTAACTATCGATGAAATGCCATCACATAATCATCCATATAATAAAGTAGGCGGCTCTGGTTTATTTGGTGGTAGCTATTGGGGTACAGTAGGTGATGTTACAGGATCAACTGGTGGAGATCAACCACATAATAATATGCCACAATATTACGTGCTAGCATTTATTATGCGTATTGATTAAATATTATAATCCTCTTTGTAATTATTACAAATTAATTATAATAGATATATTCAGATACATAATGACGTCGCTTGATGTGGACTTTCTAACACTCCGAAATGTGACTGCATATAATCCTGATGGTACACCTATCCCTACAGGTACTATCCAGATTATTAGCTCCAACGGCCAAGTTACTTATGGCAATACTTTAAGTACACTAGCTGTTAGTTCAATTACTGTAGAAAATCATAGTGTTTCTAGTATATCTACAGATACTATATCTGTCACCAGTACTATTAATACTGGATATGGTGGTATTACTTTTAATACTGGGGCAGGTGGCACAGCAGCTACATTAAGTACTGCATTTAATGGCCAAAATACTGCTTTATACTTTAATGGTCATCAACTTAATACTGGTGGACCTTCAGGTGTTTACTGGACTGAAAATAATAATACATTAGTAAATACTAATACTAATGATGCAGTATCAACTACCAAAAATCTTATTGTCGCTAGTACTCTATCAGTTACTACAGGTGGTGCTACAATTAATGGATTATTAACCGCTAATAATGGTATAAATATTAATGGTGGTAGTAATATTGCAGGCGGATCATTTATTACTGGTACATTAACCTCTGCTAATAACTTTTCTACTTTAGGTAATGCTGATATTACTGGCTATTTAAGCACACATAATACTCTAAATGTTGCATCAGGTGGTGCTACTATTAATGGATTATTAATTGCTAATAATGGTGCAAATATATTTGGTGGCACCACTAATATAATTAATAATATTACAAGCGGTAGTACTGGTGGATTAAGAGTTGTACCTCAACAATCTGGTGCAGCAGGTATTACTTTAAGTAATTATAATGGTACTTCACAGTGGAGTTTAATTAATAGTGCAAATAATATTGATGGTAATCTTCAACTATATAGATATAATGAAGGAGTAGCACAAGGTACTTCCTTTTTAGATATTAATATGGATCGTTCTATTAATACTAATACAGATTATTTAAATATAATTGGTTCAACATTTGGTACTGCTCAAGCACAATTTAGTGCTACTACAGGTGGTTATATGAATTTAAGATCTAATGGATATTTTTCACTATATAGTAATAATACTGAATTACATGGTCAAGCTGTTACCAATTTTTCATCTGATAATGGAAACAATTATATTAACAATGGTGGTAATGTTGGTATAGGGACTAATACTCCTAATACAAAGCTACAAGTTATTGGTAATATATCTACTGTTGGTAATACTACTATAACTGGTAATTTAACAGTCGGTAATACTAATAATATTACAGATCTATATTTAAATTCTAATATTTCTATAACAAATAATTCACTTAGTACTACTTCTAATTCAATTAATTTCTATAAATCAAAGAATTTACTATCAACAAGTAATAATAATGAACTAGGTTATATATATTTTAATGGTACTACTAGTACTAATACTTCATCAAAAGCTGCTTTAATTTATGCATTACAAGATGGTAATGCTGGAAATGATTTTGTACCTGGTAGAATACAATTTCATACTAATGATACTAATAACAGTTTCCCACCATTACGTATGTTAATTAATAGTCAAGGTAATGTTGGTATTGGTACTGCTACACCTACTCATACATTAGAAGTAAATGGAAGTTTTCAAATTACTAATAATGGTGAAGTAGATATATTTAAAAATACTGGTAATGGTAATTACTTATATATTGGTGCAGAACTTCAAAGTACTATTAGATTAGGTGCCTGGAATGGAGTATATAATAGTGCAAGAAATTTATCTATGTTTGTTAGTAATAGTGGTAATCAAGTAGCAGGAAATCTTGGTATTGGTACTGCTAATCCACAGGCATTATTACACGTTAATGGAAGTACACGCATTGATGGCCCTATTATTATTACACCAATAATACCTTCCACAATTGGACAGGTTAAAGTACAATTAAATTCTACAAATACTACTAATGATACTGGTTCCTCTAACTTAAATATATTTAGAATACCTGGTACTGCTACTACTTGTATAAATAATGGCGGTGGTGGCGATCTTGCATTAGGTACTGCTACAAATTATTCTACTATCTTAGTTAAAAATAGTGGAGGTAATTATGTTACTATAAATGGTGCTATACAGGCATCTGGTAATTTATTATATAGCCAAATAATTACTGTTACAGGTACTTCAATCCTATCTAATTTAATTAATAACCCATCAATAACAGGCAATGTTCGTGTAGTTATATTAGCTATTGGTGGTGGTGGTGGTGGTGGTGGTGCATTTGGGTCATATGGTGGCGGTGGTGGTGGTTCTGGTCAAGAAATTAATGCTACATATTATTTACCTATTACAACCTCTCTTAATATTACTATAGGTAATGGTGGTATTGGTGGCACTGGTGCTTTTTCACCTGTTTTTTCAAATAGAGGTAGTAATGGTGATAATACTAGCGTTATTTCATCAGATAATAAAGTACAGATATATGCATTAGGTGGTAATGGTGCTGATAATAATGGACTTGCTGCTGTTAACCCAGACTATGGAGGAAATGGATATTATGGAGGTGGTTGTGGTGGATCAGAATTAACATCTGATATTGGTACTGTTGGTAGTTCATATATTTATTATCCTGTTAGAACTGGTAAACCTCGTTATGTACCTTCTGGTGCTACATATTCTATTAATGGTGGTGCAGGTGATGGACCACAAGGCAATAGTAATAATAGTGGTGATGTATCTAATATTGGTAATGCAGCAGCTGGCGCAGGTGGTGGCAGTAGTTCATTAGGTACTGGTGGTGCTGGTGGAACAACTAAGAATAGTGGAACAGGTATAGGTGGCAATGGTACATATGGAAGTGGTGGTGGCGGTGGTATGTCTAATAATACAGGTAGCGGTACATATTATAATGGTGGTAATGGTGGGCCAGGATGTGTACAATTACAAATCTTTGCAATTTAAATCTTCTCTAATGGAATTTTATATGTATCTGCCCCTATTTTAATTATTAGAGATGAATGAAATGTAGTACCTGGTGCTACTTGCAATGATGTTACAAATGAAAATAATGATGAAAATGTTAACTCTAGACTATTTATTGAATTACCTGAAGTTAGCGTTGATACACTTATAGTTGACACTCCTAGCGTCGAATTAACTGTTAGAAAGTTACTAGTCATTGAAGATGCATTTAGTGTTGAAACTCCTAGAGTTGAATTAACTGTTAAGAAATTAGAAGTCATTGAAGATGCATTTAGTGTTGAAACTCCTAGAGTTGAATTAACTGTTCAGAACTTAGTATTAATTGAAGATGCATTTAGTGTTGAAACTCCTAGAGTTGAATTAACTGTTAGAAAGTTACTAGTCATTGAAGATGCATTTAGTGTTGAAACTCCTAGTGTTGAATTAACTGTTAAGAAATTAGTCCCAAGAGTTGATGTTAAAAGAGTTGAAAATATTCCCTCTGAACCTCTAATACTTGACCCATATATTGTTGAATTAACTGTTAGGAAATTAGAAGTCATTGAAGATGCATTTAGTGTTGAAACTCCTAGAATATTATTAACTGTTAGGAAATTTGTCCGAACAGTTGATGTTAAAAGAGTTGAAAATATTCCCTCTGAACCTCTAATACTTGATCCATATATTGTTGAATTAACTGTTAGGAAATTACTAAAAGTATTTTTTACAGTTAATGTTGAAACTCCTAAGGTAGAATTAACTGTTAAAAAGTCAGCTGTATCTGTTGGTGCATATAATGTTGATACACTTATTAAATTACCAAGTATATTTACAGCATTAATTGTTGACACTCCTATTGTAGAATTAACTGTTAAATAATTTGTAGTGAATGAATCAACACCATTAATTGTATTTACAGTTAATGTATCAACACCATCAATTGTATTTACAGTTAATGTATCAGTAATATTTGTATTACCATTTATAGTTAATGTACTTGTTGGTCCAAATGTATTAATAGTACTTAGTTTAATTGAAAAACTGGATAGGTTAACAATACTAGATAAATTACCCACTATTTCTTCAATTTGTTGATTAATTTCATCAGTAATATTTTTAGTTGCTAAATTTGCAGTATTAACAGGATTATATGGCGATACTAAAAATGGATTGGCGTTATTTGATATAAATAAGTTTGCATTAGTCTCATTATATAACTTTTTTCTCTTTTGAGTTTCATATTTTAATACGGATTTATCTCTATATTCCATAATTATTTCTATATAATGTTTTTTCTTTATATAGCAAGATAAAGCGATATAAAGCCAAAAATATCACTTGTGCTCTAGATAGGAGAGATGTCATCTATACCACAATATTATAGACCGTATGAATCCGAAAATGAAGATACGGATAATGATGATGTATCAACCGATACAGAAGATTATGATAGCGAGGATTTACCTGATTTTGAAGATGCCAGAATAAGAAGAGAACAAGATCCACGTTATGCCATTATTAGCGCTGCTGGCCCTAATTTTAATACTGTATCAGATCAACTAGCATATCAAGCACATACCGATGCTTCAAATTATCTTATAAGTACAAATGCATCAGATTTAAATAATTCTTTACTTTATAATCAACCAGCTACAACAACACAAACTAGTCTTTTTTCACTTAAAAGTACTAATAGAGATAAATCTGTATACCCTAATGCTTCGTTTTTTTGTATTAAATTACCTCGTGTTTATAAAAATGTTACTAAATTACAATTAGTTCAATTATCATATCCTAATTTTGTTAATACTGTTACAGATATTTCAGGATATATAAGTTCTGTTGTTCAATTTATTACCCCAATTGTTGGATCAACTTGTATACAAAGTTGTCTAAATGTACTTAATGGTACTACACCATTTACTACAGTTGCTAAATACGAAGGTAATAGAAAAAATGCAAATGGTAACGATATTTATACTACTGTATCAGTTTCTCCTGGCGCATATACTGGAAAGAGTCTGGCTGCCGAATTAAATAGACAATCCAATAAAACTCCTATTTTTAATATGATATCATACAATGATTTTAAAAATAATTATAAAATGACATTAGATTATTTACAGATATTTAATGAACCAGGAGATCATCACCATAGTCATGTATCAGGCAAAATTACTGCTAATCCTACAAAGGAATTTATAGCAAGTCATTATTATAGTAATAATGCGTTCCATAATATTCTTGAACCAACTGATGGGCACGCACTTACTGCATATTATTATCCTGTACTTAAAGAATATTTAGCCTCTGGCCAGGGAATACATATTCTTAATAAAATGGGATTATCCAATGAAGTATTCTTAAATTCTACTCTATATAATTTTCTTGGTATTGATAGCCCCTTTTTACAATCTACTATTTCTTCAAATATTATACCATTAGATAACTATCGAAAATTTCATACATTTGAAAAAATGCCCGTTAATAAATATTTTTGGAGCTATAATGATAAAGTTAATCAATTTTCAGTTACACATAATGAACTTAATACTAGTTTGCAAAATGATATTAAAAATTCATATTCTAGCTTCTATATTAATGAATTAACTACTAGAGGTCTTACACATAATACATTTAATTCTTTATATAAAACACACCAGCAACATAATTTGGTTTTTAATGGAATTTATAATTATATTAGTACATCTTTAAAAAATGTATATAATTTAAATTATGTATTTAATCCAGTTGGATTATTTTCATTAAGTACAGATTATAACTTTGATGGTAATAATGATACTATTTATGATATTTATAATAATGGTACTACTGGTACTGTTCTACAGCATACCCAACTTAATCAACTATGTAATATTACATCTACATTTGGATCAGGAGTTATTAATTCATTTGCAGGTATTACTATAAATTCTAATCATTTTAGTTCACTTTATAGCTCTATGGTTGGATATCATACATCTAAAAGTATTGCTTTATCAACTATATCTTCTGTTAATAATAATACTGTAAATAACCATCATAATTATGTAGCTACTAAATATGCTACCACTTTACCATCAGATTACTTAACAACTAAAACATATATGCAACATACATCCTTACCAGTTTCATTTATTACTAATAAGACTTTATATGTTTCTGGATCTGAAGTTAATGAAAATAATGGCGATGACTGTTATTCAATATGTAAAAAATTAATTGAAGGTTTCATTAGTAACTATTATTCTTGTTTACCTACAAATACTATTATTAATAGTCTTGCATATAAGTTAGGTATCTGGAATCCTACTAGTATATCTAATTTATCAGTAACAAGTACATTAGGTAATTTTAATGCATTTAATAATTTTAATCTCTTAATGCAAATTAATACTGAACAATCTTTTAATAATATGGATATTGCTATGAATGAAGATTATAAGCGCAATAATGAAACTACTGGACAAACTAAACTTATTGCTGCCAAAATTCTTACTTCTGGCCTTGGTTCCAATGATATTTCACAGACAGTTATTCAAAATCCTATTATATTCGATGGAACTCTCGGTAAATTAGATAAGTTAACTTTCCGCATTTTACTTGATGATGATGCATTAACACCTTTAGATTTATTTTTCCCATTTGATTTACCATTTACTAATTGGGATGCTACCTTTCAAATTGACGAAGAAGTTGGAATGGCAGATAAATCTAATATCTTTAATCAAACTCCTTCAATTAATATACCCAGTAATAAACGGCCTATATAATCAACACTATTATTATAATAACTTATAAATAGTATAAATTGTCTTAAAATAAATAATAATTTATGATAGGTAATGAGTCAGTTACAAACTCCTTCTAAACATGTCAGTGAATTCCCATTTCAATCTGTTGAGAAAGATTTATTCCCCCCAGTATGTCTGAAAACACATTGGGATCCTACTGAGATGTTACGACACATAGTCCCACAACAAAAAGTTGCTTTACCTGAGGATTTCCGCCCTTGGGTAAAAGTCTGTAAAAACTATGTAACTAGTGCACCTGCTATCAAGGCTCCTATGCCTCCTAAAGATATGGTATTTCCTCCTGGTGGAGAGTTTTATCCGCCCGGTCGTTATTCTGCTGCTATAGACGATGAATCTGCACTAAAAACTCTCAATTGGAAACTCGATAAGTGGTGCTCTACTGGTCAATATGTACCCCCGCAACATGGTGATATGTATGTTGCTGGTATGACTGTCCCTGATAGAAAACCTCTAAGCGATGCATTTGTACAAGAATTAGCTATGCCACAGGCACTATTGAGAACTGATGTATACACTTGCCGTTCTGAAAATGATACCAAATACTTTGATCGTTCTCCTAGACTCTTCAATAATCCTACAAAACAAGATCGCTATGGCGCTGGTAAATTCTCTGCATTACCTGGCGGTGTTGTCCCTATGCCACACGGCGGTGTTAATAATGTACCTTTAACTGCACAAGCTAAACGTGCTGAAGTTAATATACCTATGCCTGGTGGAAAATTACCGCAAAATGATATGAAAAGACAAGAACAGTTAGTCCCTATGAGATCTCTGGGTACAAGTTGTACTTCAATTGCAGGTGTTGCCACATGTGGCTCATTTGCTCCCGCATAGCCTCTGTCACTGTATATTGTATTGACATTCCATTTGCTACATTAATAAACCCTATTGATTCAAGACTTCTATCATATACTTCTTCATATGCAAATTGTTTTAGCAATAATAAGATTTTATCCTCCGCAGATGGTACATAAACTGGATCAAAATATATATAATATGCACATTTATCTGTCAAGATATCGAACTGAATTGGACGGATATTTTCAGCTTCAAATATAAAATTAAATGATGGATTCTCTTGTGTTGTTATCCACAATGGAATTGCATTTTCTATCGCTTTAACTATATTTTGCATTTCTTGTGCATCATTTGCATCATCTTTACCATTTAGATACTTTTCTATAGTCTGACATTGATATAATGGAATATTACGCCCTTCTATAACGGATTTAATGGAAGCTATTCTCCATATATCTATTAAGATATCTTTTGTTTTATTTTTTTTATCTTGAATCTTATGCCAACTTTTTAAGACTATTGGACGTAATTCTGTCGGCACTGAATTTCTTACACACCCAAATGAAAACTCATTTAAATCAAATCCTTCGTGCCTTAGCGGCCTCAGCTGCCCCCTAATCTTAGCTATTATTACCAATGCTTGAGACATCTCTTGTGTAGACCATAGTAAATGTGGCATTTTTGATTTTATATATTCCTGTAATTCATAATATTCCACAGCTGGCATCTGCGGTGTAAACTTTAAAAACTTATGCACCAATCTCTCCAATTCTGCCTCATATAATTCCCAGAATTCTATATCTTCTTTATATATTCTTATCGTAAGTAATGCTTCATTAATTTCTGGTGTCAATAGTTGTTCTAATTTATTTTGATAAATGGCGCATTCTCTAAGAGTTGCAAGTTTCAACAATTCATACCACGTTTCTCTTACATCATTATCTTTTACCCACTCTGGTATTGCATATATTTCTCCAAATTTATATATTGACTCCGTTTTTATTGTATTAATAAGCGGTACTGAATTATTTTCACGCAATTTATTCCAATCTGCACCATCGAATCCTCGTATCATATCATCAATACTCATCATTTGTGATGCTGCTTCATTCATACTAAGCTTAAATGATGCTACATTGTGGAATTTTAAGAAAGGCCTTGGAATTTCTCTAACAAATCTTGATAGAGATCTTTCGTGACGACTCCATGTCATATATAATCCTAACTTAGCACGAGTTATACCCACATAGAATAATCTGCGTTCACAGATAATTTCTTCATCCGATTTTCTAGATGGAAACATATCATCGTGTAAATTCATAAAAAATACTATATCCCATTCCAAACCCTTACTTGCATGAATTGTTGCCAATGTAATTCTTTTTTGATGCTTCTTAGAACGCTCTGAATCATAATTTGTACATAAATTATACTCCATCTTTTTTAAATGCATTCGTTCTTCTATTTTAAATAAATCACTATTATATCTTGATATAACTGCAAATGATAGGGTTGGAAATTGTTTATACATCTTATCAATTGATGATACTATCCAATCATACTCATCTGATGAACGGAAAAAGAAGTGCACTTCTGGTCTTCTACCACCACGTAGATTTGCCACCATTTTTTCCTTAAAAGGTAGTGTTGGAATAAAACGCATAACTGCATTTGCTATTGTTACAATTGATTCTGTTGAACGATAATTTCTACATAGCTGATAATCTTTTACATTATGTACTGATTTATGAAAATCTAATATAAAATTTACTGATGAACCACGCCAAGTATAAATATTTTGAGCATCATCTCCTACTATTGTCATTGTTGCCCATTTATGTTGAAATCCTCTTAAGAGTTCCCATTGAATTTCATTAATATCTTGGAATTCATCTACAATTATTGTTCTAAAACGTGTTACCCATTTTCTAGCATAATCTGTATTTAGCCATTTAACTAATCTATAAGGTAATTCATCTATAAAGGGTTGATCATATAATGAGCCTGGATTAACTTCTCTTAGAATCTGCATTGATATAGCGTGAAATGTACCCGCATACATCTGAACTGGCCCTATTAACTTATGAACTCTGTGAATCATTTCTTGAGCTGCTGCACGACTAAATGTTAATAGTAATATATTACTTGGTTTAATATCATACCATTCCACTAAATATGCAATACGTGCAGTAATTGTTGTAGTCTTCCCTGACCCTGCCGATGCTAAGATACGCTGATTTTCAGACAATGGGCTTGTTACTACTTTATATTGTTCTTCATTTAATGTCACTGATCCGTGTGAAAACTCTAATATATGATTATTACTCATTATATGCGATTATTTATATATAATTTCTACAAGTTGTCGTATTAGAAATGGATTTAGAGAGATTAAAATCCGTTATACTTAATCAAATAAATGGTGTTAATGGTTTATACTCTTTACAGCTGCAAAATCATATCTACGGATGCTTTGTGTTAATGGAAGATATTGCACAGAGTTCCGCTGATATATCTGATACTACCCTCACATATTCTGAAAATACCACCTTTAACTATGATATACAATTCTCTGAAATTGGTATTAAATATGGTTTTGTAAATTCGGATAAAGCTACTTTAACTAAGTATAATTCTGAATATAAAGACATATGGGTGAATTGTTTTCGAGAATTAGATTTATTACAAGATATAGCATTAGTTGATGAAATTGAAGATATTATCATTAACTTAGTTTGTAACTCTATTCCTACAGATGATGCATTTTTTTATAATGCACTTGAATCTGGTACATTGTCTGAAGAGTTTGTTAGTAAAGTTATGAAATTATTGGAGCCTCCTGTCCCTGTTCCTGCTCCTATGGCAGCATCTGCAAGTGAAGATGATGATTCTGAAAATATGCAAGAGCCCGCATCTGCTTCTGTAACAGCAGCAGCAAATGAAAAATATATAAAATCACATCGTAATAAAGTTGCATCTACACGTAAAAAGATTACACGTAAATTAACTCCCAGTGTACGCAAAAGAGTACTACAAATTACACGTAAACATACTTCCTAAAAAATTGATAAGTAATATTTATTTAAATTATATGAGACTGATACTATATCATAACTTATTCCAAGAATGAAAATTTTCAGCAATACTCCATTATCCTGGCCTTCATTACTACATGTATATACTGTTCATCGTATTTCATTAAAACCCTGGAATAATTATCACTTTTATAAAATTGTAGATGATAACCCCATTAAAATTAAACACAAATCATGTATCAATAATCTTAAAACTAATTATGATTATTGTTGCTATTGGGATTTATACGAATATAAAAATAATATGAAAACATCATCCAATTGGGAATTTAAAATTCATATTAATTCTTTATCTGATAAATATCATAAAACATATTCTAATAAAGTAATTAATTATCATAATGATATGGAACGATATACACGCCATTATAATAATTATATTTATGTCCCTAATACAATTGAAAAAGATGATCTAATTGTTATACATAAACCTAATAATTCAGGGGATTATCCACTAACACCTTATAGGTCTCATACAAGTGGTAGTACGATTATTCTTGCGTAGAATTATTAGCTTTTGGTGCAAATACTTCTTCAATACCTTTATACCAATCATCTCGATTATTAAATTCTCTTAAAACTTTAAAATAAATAATCTGAATATCTGTTGGGAAAAAACATACATCCATCTCACCCCCATCTTCATCATCTATAGTACTTATCACATCTGTGTTTTCAATTTTTTCTCGTTTATAAATTTCAATTTGAAATAGACGATTTTCTAGCTCATTAAAATAATATCGTGTACACATACCACACGTAACACCACACTCCTTCATACGCAATGCAAATGGACTATTCGATTCATCTACTTCTTCTACTTTATAGGGTTCATCTTCATTTAATGTCATATGCAAAAAAGTCACTTTTGGTAACTCTGTTGCATCATCTACATAGTAATACCCATTAAACTTAAATTGCCCTTCTTTTATATCTTCATCATACTTATAATCTATTAATTTTTGAATATAAGGACGTGTATCCCTGTTCATTGGATGAAATTCTAATCTACGACCACCTCCATCTGACATTTTATTATAGTATCTTAATACATTTTTAAGTGCGTGTGTTAATGTATCTTTTTCATAAATTATTATTTTAGGGAGTTTCCGATGCTGGAAATTATTTTAATTATTGTTATTATATTTCTTATATTAACTTTTTTTTATAAACAAGCCATTTGTGAATTTAGAATTAATCAAATTGAATGGGATCAACGTGATAAGCTTTCCAGTTTACTCCGAGAAAAAATACCTCTCGTTGTACGTACTATACCAAATGCTACCTTCTGGACACACGATGATGTTTCCATTCGTGATATATATAATAATATTCCTATTTTTAATGAAACTACTTTAACTGATTGGATTGTTACCGCCCCTTCTATAATTGATTGCCCTTGGGGATATGAGCAGGCGGCAACTATTGCATCTGTTAGTGGAATATCTGTATGGGCTAATAAATGGATAAATCCTGTTATTATACATCCTGCTATGAAATTATGGATTTCTCCACATTATCATTGCTGGGCTGGAAACATAGGGCTTAGAAAAACATTTGCTACATGGTCTTGTCTATTTCCTGTTGATGGAGAAATTACTGTTACTATTATGCCTGAAAATTGTGAATCATCTTTACCTGCTAATTGGAAGAACTGTTATCCTAGTACTCTCACTATAAAGGATACTCCATTTGTTGCAGATTTAAAATTTATTGATATAAAACTCCGCCCTGGAAATTGTCTGTTTATGCCTGCACATTGGTTTTGGTCCTGGACTAACTCCAATCAAGAATCTACAACTCCTATTATGACATGTACTATATCATATCATACGCCTATAAGTAATATTGCATTTAAACTATCACCATTTAAATAATAGGAGTTTATAGTTATTAGGATATGTCTGAGACATTTGCAAAAACGGAGTCTGAATCCGATCAGGAGTCCTGTAACTCGCATTGTGACTCCGAAAATAGGAGTCTGGAATTCGATCAGGAATCCTGTAACTCGCAAAGCGAGTCCGAAAACGGAGTATTGTCCGAAATTAATTCACAGTTTTCTCAAATTATTAATTCAACAATTAATATTAAACAATGCCTTGATAATAATATAGAGCCTCTTACAAAATTATCTGCATATAATACATCAAATATATCATTTAGTTTTAACGGATTAGTTACAGACTTCTCTGATATTATTGAGGAGTTTAATCAAATATCTTTAAAGAATATTGAAGAGTTTTCCAATATAAATTTTGGAGAATTACTAATTAATTATCTTAATACTTGCACATAAAATTTGATATACATTATTTTTCATATGTAAGTTACACAATTACTATGAGCAATTCCAAGAAAAATAACTTTTATGCTGTTGCTAAAGGGCATAATCCAGGTATTTATGATAACTGGGATATTACCTTAGAAAATGTTAAAGGATTTAGTGGTGCACTCTACAAAGGATTTGATACTCGAGAAGAAGCACAACAATTTATCACTGATAATACTCCTAAAAATACTCCTGTTATTCCGAGCAATTTACATCTTCTTACTGGCGAACAAAAATATGTATTTGATTGTTTACTTCAAGGAAGTAATATTTTCCTAACTGGAGGAGGAGGTGTAGGAAAGAGTTTCCTAATTTCAACAATTTATACGGAATTTCCTGGACTAAAAAGACAATTACATATTAAAAATGCTACACCTGGCATTCCCAGAATTCCTCGGATTCAGATTTGTGCATTAACTGGATGTGCAAGTCTTCTCCTAGGAAATAAAGCTAAAACTCTTCACTCCTGGGCTGGAATCGGATTAGGAAAAGGCACTGTTCAGGAGTTATTTATTAAAGTGCGGAGAAATACTAAAGCAATGCGTAATTGGCTATGCACTGATTTACTAATTATTGATGAAATATCTATGATGAATGGAGAACTTCTTGATAAACTTAATTCACTTGCTAAACGCCTTCGTTCTAATACTAAACCCTTTGGAGGAATTCAAGTAATGTTTGTAGGGGATTTCTATCAACTCCCACCAGTTAATAAATCAGATGAGCCCACACAATTTGCATTTGAAACTACTTCTTGGAAAGAATGTATTACTAAAACAATTGAACTTACTCAGATTCAGAGACAAAAAGATGTAGAATTTCAAAAAGTTCTAGGAGAAGCACGAATGGGTAAATTATCTAAAGAATCTTGTAAGATCCTACGTGGATGTATGGGACGTGAATGGCAAAATAATAAGATTCGCCCAACACTCCTATTTCCACGACGTGCTGAAGTTGAAATGATTAACGCAACTAATCTTAAGTCACTTACTGGACCTCGTCATAACTTTAAAGCATCTATTGTATATGACGGCAAAGTCCCTATCGGATTTGATACTGAAGACCCTATATTTAAAAAGACATTAGAACTCTTTGATTCTGATGCAGGCTATTTAGTTGACTTGGAATTAGCTGTGGATACACAAGTAATGCTTATTGCAAATCTTTCTCCTGAAGATGGCCTAGTTAATGGATCTCGAGGTGTTATTTCACATTTCTGCCCTACAACTGGCCTTCCGTTTGTAGAGTTTACAAATGGTATTAAACGCCTAATTGGTAACCATCTCTGGCCAATTGAAGATTTTGAGTTTGTCTTGCGCTCTCAATTACCTTTGCGACTAGCATATGCTTGTACAATTCATAAGAGCCAAGGGGCTACATTAGATTCTGCTTTAGTAGATATTGGAACAAGTAATTTTGAGTTTGGACAAGCATATGTAGCTCTATCACGTGCTCGAAGTCTTGATGCATTATATGTATATGATTTTGATCCAACTGCTTTTAAAGTACATAAACGTGTTAAAGAATTTTATGATAATCTAATTCGAGATAAAATTCCTGAAGAGCATCTAACTGATACTATTAAAATTGACTTAAATAATCAATCGAATAGTAATGATATTAAACCAATAACTGCAATTACATCTGAAGCTATTAGTGCTGTTACAGCAGTAAAACTCCAAGAAGAACCTATTATGTCTAATAATTGGTTATATGAAAGTATTCCTAATAGCTGGAAAGAACACTTAACACAAGTAGAAAATAAATTAGTAAAATTATGTGGAAAGTTAGAAGGAAAAGATTTCTTGCCAGCTAAGGATAATATTTGGCGAGCACTTGAGTTAACACCTCTTGAGACTATTAAGGTTGTTATTTTGGGACAGGATCCTTATCCTACAAAAGGAAATGCACACGGATTAGCATTTAGTGTATTACCTGATGTTAAACCACTACCAGCTTCTCTCAAAAATATTTACAAAGAACTTAAAGCAGATATTGGAATTGATACTCCATCTCACGGTAATCTAGAAAAATGGTCTGCTTCTGGTATTATGTTACTTAATACTGTTCTAACAGTTGAAGAAGGTGCGCCTCAGAGCCATTCTAAAATTGGTTGGGAAACTGTTACAGATGAAATTATTAAGACTATTGCAAGTAAATGTACAAACGTTGTATTTATCCTTTGGGGAAAATCTGCACAAGTTAAACGTAAATTAATTAACAGCTTTGTAGATGAGAAAAAACATTATATCTACGAATCAGCACACCCATCACCACTTAGTGCATCTAAGGGATTCTTTGGCTCAAAACCATTTAGTAAAGTTAATGAATGGCGTAAATCAATTAGCCTAGAACCTATTATTTGGGCTATCTAAATAAATAGTATATATATACTTATAGTATTATTAATGAATCGTCAAGAAATACTTGATACTTTATTTAAAATGAATAAATTTATTGTCTTAAAATCAGACTATGAAGATAGATATATTTTTTATTACGATGTTATTCGTGGACATATCTGGAAATTAGATAATACTGTTAACACTAGACCTATGTTTTTAAAGCCTACTCACGCTGAATACTATCATATTGCACAACTTAATAATATAAGGATTACTGCTATTGGAATGCAATCAAATAGTTTTTATTATTAGAAATTATATATTATTTTTTGAAAGTATACTTATATAATTACAAAAAATAATTCGACGGATGCAGGATTCGAACCTACGCAGGGAGACCCTAGCAGATTTCAAGTCTGCCGCCATCACCACTCGGCCAATCCGCCACATACTACTATTCAATTAATCCTTTAAGTACTATATTTTGTTATTCTTGAAAGGGTTCTAGCAGGAGATCTGTATATTTAATTATTAGAAGTCTTAACTTATCAGGAATATCTATTTTAGTCTGTGCTGGATTTGCAACTAACTCCATAATCTGATCCTTTGTATATTGGCAAGCACGGAGTGAATACATTACAAATACTCCAAATGCTGTTGGAATATGACTTCTTCTTTTAATCTCATCAAAGAACTTACGCATATTAGGACTCTGTTTTAGGACTTCAAACTTATCCCATGTTAATCCAATTTCTGATTTTAGGAGTCTTGCTAAACCCTCCAATTTATTTTCATATTTTTCATATTTCTCAGACTTTTTTACTGACTCTATAAATGTCGGTAAATAAAATAATAATATATCATATGT